CCTGCCGCAAGAATACAACAAGTATCAACAACTGTTCCGTTAGATAATGAAAAAGTCATAGCTGATTTATTAGATAACATTAATTTAGACACAGCATTTAAAAAAGATGATACAAAGAATGTTATTCCTCAAGTAGATTCTTTTGGTGATCCAGCTAGAATTGACCCTAGAACTATGACTGAGGGTGCAATAAAGACAGGCACAGGTCAAATAGCTGGTATGAGTGAAAATACATTTAGATCATTATCTGATGATGCTCAACAAAAAATATTAAGTGATATAGCAACTGCTGACTTGGGTACAACTTTTACACCATATGATCCAGAGCCTAATCGTGGCATTGTTCCTGACACTGCATTAGAAACTATGGCGGATAGAAGAGATATTTTTCAACCAGACGACATAAGAAGAGAAGATATGAAGATTCCTGTTGATACAGTTCTTGATATTCCCACTAATGTTATTGGGAGAAATCCTGATTTAGATGCACTTAGATCTGATAGAGCTACATATGACACTATTTTTGATCCTGAAACTTACACAGGACCCACTATAACAGGTTATGGGGCAAGAAGAGGTGGCACAGCTTCTGGAGAAGAGTTGGATCAAGCACCAGCTTTTGGAAGAAGTCCAGGTAGTTTACAAGCTCAATTTGGTGACAGAATAGGTCCTATGCTTGCTGGATTAAATCAAACGAGACAAGATGCTCTAGGTGCTTTATCTCAACAAAGAGATTTTAATGTTCCTGGTACATTTGGTGGTATTTTAAACGCTCTTGGTAATAAATCAAGATCAAGAATGATTGATGCGTTATCTAGCGGTCAAGGTAAAAGATTATTTGGTGGCACTTATGAGCCTACACCCATATATCAAGATGGCAAGATAGTTGGTGTGAAAGATCAATTTGGTAATCTTATGGAGGGTAGAGACCCCAACGCTCCTATGGGTAGTGATGATAATCAAGAGCCAATAATTAGAAGACCGATAGTTGCTGCAAAAGAAGAGGAAGAAAAAGAAGATGAGAAGCCACCAAATGTAATAGGTGGTGGTGATACCCCTACTCCTCCAGCTCCTACATCTGTGGTTGTTGATTCACCATTTACAAGCAACGTACCTGATTTTGTTCCTGCTACTTTTAACACAGCAAATTTAAATAAATTAATAGAATCTTTAACAGGTATTCCTGCGCCAAGAAGAGCCTTTGGAGGGCCAGTACCGATGCAAAATGGCGGTGTAATAAATGCAGTGGATAAATTTTTAGCGACAACGTAATGACACAAGCTCTAACAGCTTCAGATTTTGCAGAGTATCTTAGTGATGATGAAATATCTAAGATGGCTCCTCTGCTTGATCGTCTTAAAATTTTAGATGAGCAAAAATCAAGTCAAGAAAACTATTTAAAATTTGTAAAGAAGATATGGCCTACATTTATTGAGGGTAAGCATCATAAAATATATGCAGACAAGTTACAAAAGGTAGCAGATGGTAAGATAAAGCGTTTGATTATTAACATGCCACCTAGACATACCAAATCAGAGTTTGCGAGTTATTTATTTCCTGCGTGGCTCATGGGTAGAAGACCAGATTTAAAAATAATACAAGCAACACATACAGCAGAACTAGCTGTGGGTTTTGGTCGTAAAGTTAAAAACCTTATTGATAGTGATGATTTTAGAGAAATATTTCCTGATATAAAATTAGCAAGTGATGCAAAGGCTGCTGGTAGATGGTCTACAAATAGTGGTGGAGAATATTACGCTGTTGGTGTTGGAGGTGCATTAGCTGGAAGAGGTGCTGATTTATGTATTATTGACGACCCTGTATCAGAACAAGATGCACTTAGTCCTACTTCTTTGGATAGTATTTATGAGTGGTACACATCTGGACCAAGACAAAGATTACAACCAGGTGGTTCAATTATTATTGTTATGACCAGATGGGGCATTAAAGATTTAACAGCAAGAGTTATAGCTAAACAAGCTGAAGGAGGAGCAGATAGATGGGATATCGTGGAGTTTCCTGCTATATTTCCTGACACAGACAATGTTCTTTGGCCTGAATATTGGAGTAGAGATGAGCTAGATGGTGTAAAAGCATCTATACCTGTGTCAAAATGGAATGCACAATATATGCAAAATCCAACAGCAGAAGAAGGGGCCATAATAAAAAGGGAGTGGTGGAATGTTTGGGATAATAGTGAACCACCTCCCTGTTCGTACATCATACAATCATACGACACAGCTTTTAGTAAAAATGATCGTGCTGACTATAGTGCTATCACTACTTGGGGGATATTTACTCCAGTAGAGGGTGAGGGTGATGCTATTATTTTACTTGATGCCGAAAAGGGTAGATGGGATTTTCCAGAGTTAAAACAAAAGGCATATGAACTTAGTGAAGTTTATGATCCTGATATGATTTTAATAGAGCAAAAGGCAAGTGGTACGCCACTTACACAAGAGTTAAGACGTATGGGTGTTCCTGTCACACCATTTACACCGAGTAAGGGAGCTGATAAGTTTGCAAGAATGAATGCTTGCGCCCCTGTGTTTGAAAGTGGTATGGTATGGAGACCAGATGCTAATTTTGCAGAGGAGGTCGTTGAAGAATGTGCAAGTTTTCCGCATGGCGATCATGATGACTTGGCAGATTCGATGACACAA